CCAGACGGCAGCTGGTAGTAGCTCATCGGTCACCTCGTCGGGTCGTGCCAGACCCCGGATGACTGTTGCCGCCCGCGACCGATTGGTCACGGATTTGTCATGCCGCCCTGTGGATAACCGTCTTGGTCGATCTCTCGAAAACGCGAAAACGACCCGCTACAGGCACGTAGCGGGCCGTTCTCGGGAAGCGCGCTGGGAGGGATTCGAACCCCCGGCCGCCTGATCCGTAGGTATTCCACAGCGAACGCTGTGCTGACCTGCGAAAACGCAGGTCAGGGACGAGCGGAACCGCCCGGCTTATCCGCTCAAACCGACGGGACCACGATGAACACCGTCACCGAGGCAGCCGACCAGCTACGCGCCCTGCTCGCCATCCCCGAGACACGTCCCGGCTGTCACGAGGCCGACCACGTCGAAGCACTCGAGACCGAGCTGACCGCCGTACTCACCCTGCTCGACGGGTGACGCAACGGACCCCGCCGGCCGTGTGGTCGACGGGGTCCGTGCCCTCCCCAACTGTCCCGTGCGGGACGGTCGGGACCGGTGCAGGGTGGTGTACGGCCCGGAAGGGGACCTCCCACCCTTTCCTCGCATGGCGAACGAGGTTGACGCCGGGCTATTCGGTCTGGTCGCGGCAGACGAGCCGGCGGGGCAGGCCGTACACGTCGTAGCGGACGTCGATGATGTACAGGACGCGGCTGGACAAGTCAGGGTCATCCGAGACGACCACGGCGACCTGCCAGCCGATCTCGGCGCCGGTGCCGGCCGGCAAGGTGACGTCGTAGGTCGACAGGGTGACCGGCGCCCCGCCGACCTCCACAACCCGCGCGTCGGAAGCGGCCGGCCGGACGCTCCCCGGCCCCTCGTAGTGGACGACCGGCGGGCCAGACTCGAACCGGCCCGTGTCGTCGTTGAACACCTCCTCGCCGGGTTCGTAGAGGCGCACCGTGGCGATCAGCGTCGCCCGTGCCCGATGAGCGAGGTGGCGGGCGGTCGCGGCCGGGTTCACGTCGCACGCCTACGGTGACGGTGGAGGACGGCCAGCTCCGGCAGCGACCAGCCGTCGAGGGTGCCGGGCCGGTGGGCGACGTCGCCGAGCTGTTCGGAGGTAGCGCCGGTCGGGTTGACCACGAGTCGGGCGGTCGCGGTCACGATCACCACGGCCACGTCATCGGCCGGGACGCCGTCGGCGAACCCGCGGTCGCGGGTGTACGCCGCGACGAACGCGGTCACGAGCTGCGCGTGCTGGTCGGCCAGGGCGACGAACGTTGGGTCGTCGCCGCGGCCGAGGAAGTCGGCCACCCGCTGGCCGGTCACGGCCGCCATCAGATGGTGATCCCGGTGAGGACCACGATGCCGTCGGGGTTGAGCGGGGCGGCGTCGTAGCGGGCCACGACCCGGATGGCCTGCTGGTCGAAGTCGCCGTAGGTCTGGTCGAGCAGCTTCACGCTGGGTGCCAGGTCGCGGGCCACCGCCACCTGGGAAAAGTCGACCAGAGCGGCCCGGCCGGTCGGGGTCGTCCCGGTCGTGTCCGGCACCCGGTTGGTGACGGTGACGGCGTGGCCGAGCAGCCGGTAGGCGCCCGCCTCGGTCGGGTCGGGCTGGATCAGGTACCGGCCGGTGGAGTCCTTGACCTTGCGGAGCGCGACGAACTCGCGGCTCGTCATCAGCCACCGGACCCTCGCCGGGTCGACGTTGGCGGCCAGCACGAGCCCTTCAGCGTCGTGCAGGTCATCGAGGGACAGGGGGCCGCCGACGGCGAGGTTCTGGGTGCCGGGGTAGGCGAACATCCCGCGTGGGGTGGCGACCCCGTCTCCGCCGGCCGAGAGGAACTGGCCGTCGAGCTTGGCGGCGACGTCGCGGACCATCCGGTCGCGTAGCGCCGCGTCGAGGGCTACCACGGACTGGCGTGCCAGCTCGTTGGAGAACCGGGTGAGGGACTTGACGGACTTCATGGTCGAGGGGAGGAGGACGATCTCGCCGAAGTCGGCGTCGACCTCGGCGATCTTCTCGTTTTCGCCGTGCCACGACGGGTCGCCCATCCCGGTCAGGGTGGGGACGCGGACCTGATTGCCGTCGGTGTCGAAGATGCGGGGGCCGGCGGCGAGGAACACGCTGGCGGCTTCGAGGGGCTCGACCAGGATGGCTTGGACCTGCTCGGCGGTCAGTTCGGGTGCGGTGGCGGTGGATGCGGCCATCGTGGGTGCTCCGGGTCCTGTCGCCAGATGGCGACGCCTGTGGTGGCTGGACCTCGGGCACCCGGCCCTCGGCGAACGCGGCACCCGGCCGCCTCAGAATCGTAGCACTAGTCTCGGGAAACGTTCTCGGAACGTCGCTGTTTTACGGCAGGGGCCGCCGGCTGGCGCGACCAGTGGCCGGGTTGATGAAGCCCACGCCCATCCTCCCGGTGATCTCCCAGGTCCCGGTTCGTTCGGCCTCGGCGCGGCTCTGAGTACCCATATGTTCCGCCTGTCCGCAACGTCCACAGACGGCTATGTCCTCGTTGGCCCAGCCCGCGACCTGCACCCCGGCAAAGCGAATGCCCTTCGTCGGGCTGTATCCCAGGTGGATAGGCCCTTCCTCGCCACATTGTCCACACGGCGTCGCGGGTGCCACCTTCTCGTTGTACGGCGTCCAGTCCCGACCGAGTCCCACCTTCGTCCCTATTCGTCGCGTTCGATAGTCGCTAGGGGTCAAGTCGGCCTCTCGGCGAGGTGACTTGAGCCGCAGCCTCACGAGAGCGCTCCGATGGTTACCCGGCTCGCGTGCGGAGCATCCCGGCCAGGTCGACGCCTGCAGGCTCGTCGCGGGCGCCCTGTTCGACGGTGCCGGTCGGCCGTCGTGAGGCCAGGTGCGGACGGTTCCGTACCAGGTCGCGTGCGGCAGCGACGATCCGGTCGGGGTCGGGCAACCCGTCCTCGTCGACGAGGGCGTCCGGGTCGCCGAAGTGGATCAGGTCGGCCGGGTCGGCCAGCGTGCCGGCGGCCAGGTGACGGACGTTGTCTTCGATGAGGCGTTCCCGGAGCCGGTCACGTTCGGTTTCGGCCTCGCGGGCACGGACCCGGTGCTGTGCGGCCTCGTCACGGAGTCCGACGACGTAGTCACGGTCGAAGGTCTCAGGCTCGTTCTCCGGCTCAGGTGTCCCATTTGGGACAGGTGAACCATTTGGTTCACCTGTGGCTGGTACGGGGGCCTCGGGTGCGTCTACGGGGGTCTCTGTGGGCTGGTCGGGCATCAGGTCTCCTATCGGGTGACGGGTAGCGGTACGCACATGCAGCCGGGATGGCGGTACATCGGCTGGCCTGCCGGATAGACGAACCCGCCGCGATAGAGCCACCGGCAGAGTTGGCACGGCAGCGATGACAGGCCCCGCCTGTACCCGGCGACCTTCGGGTGGGTGGCCAGGCCGATGTCGAAGTACTTGCCGGCCGCCCCGGTGGTCCGCCCGCGGGCCAGCCGCAGCGCACGAGCCCGCGGGTTGGGAGTCTCGGTGAGGCGGACGGTGAGGGTGGCGACGGCCTTGCCGGTCGCGGCCCGATCCGCCGCAGCGACCACGAGCCCGAGCGCCGGAACCTGGAGGTGGTCGGCCAACGCCAGGTCGGAGACCGCCGCGGCACGGTCCTCGGCCGCCAGCAACGTCGCGGTAGTGGCCGCAACGAACCCGTCGCGGCCCACCGTCCCGTCGGCGTACCGGTCGTAGACACGGCCGGTACGCGCCTCGGCGTCGTCGACGAGGCCAGCGAGCGTGTCGCGGTAGACGGCCATCAGGCGGTGAGCGAGTCGAAGGTGACCCCGGCCCCGTCGAGCGCATCGGACCGGCGCCCGGACCGCATCGTGGCGATCTGCTCGGGGGTGTAGCCGAGGTCTTCCATCAGCTGGGGGAACGGGACACCGAGCTCGCCGCGTTTGAGTGCCGCGTCGGCGGCCTGACCGGCGGTCCGCGTCTCGGGGTCGGCCCACAAGATACGCGGACGCTGCTGAGGGAAGGTCCCGTCGACCACCGCAGTCGCCAGCCGCACGACCTCTTCCCACGCGGATCCGAACGCGGCCTGCTTGTCCCTCACCTTGGTCACCAGCGACGCCTCGGCGGCACGCAGGGACTCGGCCGACGGGAGCTGTCCGGTCAGCGAGTTGAGGTAGTGCGCCGGGATCGACGTCACGGACGCGAGCTGCTGGGTGAGCAGCTCGATACCGGACACGTACCCGGTCAAGGTCGCCTCCGAGAACTGGCCGAACCTGGTCTCGGGGGCCTCAGCCATCCACGTACGGCCCGGCTGCCGATCGAACGGGTCGGACAGGTTCCCGTCGGCGTCCTCGGCCAGCTCCATCCCGGTCGCCCAACGGCGCGGCTGGGCGTGAAACTCCGCGGACACCATCAAGTCGGACGCCAACTTGGCGATCGCGTCGGTGAGCGGGATCACGTCGACCAGCTCCGACTCTCCGCCGGTCAGCATCCTCGGCCGGTTGCGTAGCTCGACGACCGGGACGACACCGAGCGGGTTGTGGACCGTGTCGGTGACGGTCCAGCCCTGGCCGGGCGGGACCTGTCCACCGTCGGGGACACGTCCTTGGGTACGCAGCCGGGTCACCTCGTCGGGAGTGAACACCACCGCCCGGCCGTACCCGCCGGCGCGCCACACCTTCACCGCAGCGGTACGGCGCCGCGTCCCGGGCTCGTAGGCGATGGCGACCTGACGGGCGGACTCGGCCCGGATCGAGGGCGTGGCCGGGTCGTCACCGGCCCACACGGACACGTAGGAGCGGCCGTACAGCATCGCGTCGAGGTGTGCGAGCTTGGACCCGTGGTCGAGGTCGTTGTCCAGCCACCACGACCACAGCCGCTCGTCGGCCGCCGACGTCGGACCACCGAGACGGAACCCGTTGACCTTGAGGCGCTCTTCGAGCGAACCGATGGCCAGCCGCGGCCAGTTGACCACGACCGGGGCCAGCCGGCCACCGACCTGGGCGCGGACCTCGGGCGCGATGAACTGAAGCGCACCCGGCTGGCGTGCCTCGTAGTAGGCGTCGTAGCGGTCATAGCCGGGCCGGTCGGTCGCGAGACGCTCACCGAGGTCGGCGACCAGCTCTTGAGGGGTTGGCATAGCTGCTCCTTACGTGACGAGCACCCTGCGGCGCTTGGTCGGTCGGTTGGCGTGCCAGGCGGCACGGTCAAACGCGACGATGGCGGCGACGGCCGCGTCGATCTTGCGTGTGGACCCGCGCCGGTCCTTGACGATCACGTCGCCGTGCGCCGTGGTCTTCGCCGTCGCGTTGGCGACGTGCGCGGCGAGCCGGACGTCGCCGTCGTGGGTCAGCCGGCCCGTGGCCGCGGCCTGGTAGACCCGGTCGGTGGCCGGCGCCATCCTGCTCACGACGTTGGTCGGCCACTCGACCACGACCCGTTCGCCGTGACGGTCGGCCCACTGCTCGATCTCGGACCGCCAACCCCACGGGTCACACGCCAACTCCACCACCTCGTACCGCTCGAACGCGAGGTCGACGGCCGCGTCCACGTCGCCGCGAGGCACCCGCCAACGCAGGTCGCCGGGGTTGGCCCACACGTCGACCACGAACACGTGGGCGCCGTCGACGGTGGCGCCGACCAGCGCCGTCGAGTCACCGGACGCGGACCCGTCGAACCCGAGCACGACCTGCTCACCGGCCGGATCTCGGACCGTGTCGACGAGGCCGTCCCACATTCCCCACGGCAGCCACGTGTCGACCTGTCCGACCCACTGGCCGAGACGGAACCGCCGAAACGACGGTTCCCTCGTGGTCTTCAGGGTGGCACGGAGCGCGTCCAACGCCAGGAAGTCGCCCAGCGCCGGGTTCGCAACCTTCCACGCCGTCTCGTCGTCGACCGCGCAGCCGTCCGGTGCGGCGTACTCGATGAACCCGAACGCCGGATCATCCTGCGCCCGTCCGTGCTCCACCAACCGCCACATCACCGAATCCGGATCGTCGGCCGGCGTCGAGATGGCCAGCAACAGGGACTCGGCACGCTTGCCGGACGCCAGCGCCATCGCCTCGAACGTGCCCTCGTAGACCACGTGCAACTCGTCGACGATCGCCAACGACGGGTCCCAACCCTGAAGCGACGCGGCATCGGCCGGAAGCGGCGCGAGCGTCCCGTCGTGGTGCGGACAGTAGATCCGATCTTGGAACACCTGGACCTGTTCGGCCAGCACCGGGTTCAGCTCGATCATCCGCCGGGCCGCGTTCCACACCAGCCTGGCCTGACGTTCGTCGGAGGCGACGGTCAACACCTGGGCGCCCTCCGGCCCGTCGAACAGCCCCCACACGGCCAGCATCGCCGCGAGCGTGGTCTTGCCGTTCCCCCGCGGCAGACTGACCAGCCCCTGACGGACCCCGTCGGCCAGGACCGCACGGACCAGGTCGACCTGCCACGGACGGAGCCTCACCGGGTCGAGCGCACCCTCACCCTTCGGGACGCGCAGGAAGGCTTCGATGAACCGGACCGCACGGGTCCGGCGCTTGCGGCCGAGCCCGGAAAGGTCCAGCGGCGCCGCCGTAACCGCAGCCTTCGGCCCAGCCCTCAACTGCCGCCCTTCCTAGGAGTCATTCCCGGGACCATACCCGGTATGTAACCGGATAGCTGCCTGCACCCGGGGGTCTTGGAGCGGTCGTTGGCGGGTGTCCCCCCTGGGTTTCGTCGGGGTCTCGAGGTCTCGGTGCGTGGTGCTCGAGGTCTCGAGGTCGGGCGTCGTCGGGGTCTCGAGGTCGTGGTCCGCGGCGTGCGGGAGCTTGCGTGTGGCAGGGCTGGCAGAGGACGCGGACGTCGTCGAGCCGTCGTGCTGGCCAGGTGAGGTGGTCGGCTTGGAGGTCGGCGGTTGCGCCGCACCAGAGGCAGAACGGCTGCATCCGTCGTGCCCGGGCGGAGAGGCGGGTCCAGCGGTGGTCGTAGCCGCGTTGGTGTGCGGTGCCGCGTGCGCGTCGGCGTTCGGTGTGCTGGTCGTGGTCGGTGGTGCAGCCGTCGCAGCGGGTGCCGTCGGTTGGCTCGCCACAGTCGATGCAAGGTTTCGCGGTCACGTCGGTAGCTCCCACGTCCAGTGATCGGCTTGCTTGTCCGAGCGGACGCCGATCCGGTCCTTCGCGCGCTTGAGCGTGTTCGTCGCGATACCCGCCGCTCGGGCGGCCTTCAGCATGTGCGACGCCTTGACGGGGCCGTCGGCCAGCTCTTCGCGGAGGAAGGCGACGGCTTCGTCACCGGCGGACCGGTCGGTGCCGTCGCTGTTGCCGGCGACCTCCTCGCCGTCGAGGTCGACCTCGCCGTGCCAGGTGACCCCGGTGGCGTCCACGGAGTAGGAGAGGGTCGGCTGCTTGGCGGAGAGGTTGTGCTTGACGTGCGCGAGGGCGTGTCGGCCTTGGTCGTCGTCGGGGATAGGGCCGGCCATCAGTGCCGAGCGGACCAGCGCGCCGTACGCCTGCGATCCCGAGAGCCGGTTGAGGGCGGTGTCGGCCGCGGACTTGCGGGTGTGCATCAGCAGGACGACCGCGACGGCGTGCTCCTGGGCGACGGTGCGTAGCTCTTCGAGCGCGGCCCGGACCTCGTTGGCTCGGTGCTCGTCGGTGCCTGCGCCGACGAAGGCCGAGACGGGGTCGATCACCACGAGCCCGACCGGGGCGCCCGTCTCGATGTGTGCGGCCAGGACCGGGACGTCCTTGGGGCCGAACGACCCGCGGCGGCCTGCGGTGTCCACCCCTTCGACGATCTCGACCCGGTCCAGGTCGGCGGCGAGAAGATCGAGCCTCGGGCGGAGAGTGTCCTCGGGGTCGTCCTCGTAGGACAGCATCAGCACCCGCTCGGGTCGGGCGTCGGTACGCGGGTCGCCGGGCAGCTCAAGGCCGCGGGAGGCGGCCGCCGCCAGCGCGACGGTGAGATAGGACTTGCCGACGCCGGGAGGGCCGCCGAGGACGTTGAGCTTGCCATAGGCGATCCGGGAGTCCCAGAACCACCGGACGACGGTGGGGGTGATCTCGGACGCTCTGCGCACGGCGAGGGTGCCAACAGGCCCAAGGGACCCAAGGGTCCCACGCACAACCCCTGGGTCCCTTGGGTCCCTTGGGTCGGATGGGTCCGCGTACTTCGCGTTCATCGCGGCCTTCTCGGGGGCGGTTGTGGCGCTCATGCGATCTCCTCAGGGGTTGTCAGCGCGTCGGAGAGCGCCGACCAGGCCTCGTCGTCGTCGGCGGTCAGCGCCGGGAGGAGGTCGCCGGGGTCGCCTTCGTCGAGGCCGGTGACGGCGACGGGGCGGATGTCTCCGGCGGCGAGGTCGCCCATCACCCGGTCGAGCTTGTCCGCGTCGACGTCGGCGTCGAGCAGAACCAGCACTTCGGTCACACCACGGACGCGGAGCGCGGACACGTCCTCGGCCTTGACGCCGGACGAGCTGCAGAGCGCGACCGTCTGGGTCGGACCTGCCATCCGGGCGACCGCGATCCTGTCGAAGGGACCTTCGACGAGGACGACGGGCCAGTCGGGGTCGACCTCGGCGATCCCCCACGCCCGCTTCGGGCCCTCCGTTTGGTACCGGCGGTCGGGCTCGTAGGTGGGCGCTTCGAGGCCAGGAACGACGCGGCCTTCGGCCCGGTGAGGCCACTCGGCGTACACGATGCGGTGACGGAGCCGGTGCAGCTTGTGGTTCTCGTGCTCGACCGCGAACCCGAGCCGGTAGGTGCGCACGTCGTCGCCGGTGACCCCACGGGACCGCAGCCATGCGCGGGCGGGGCCGGCGACCTCGCCGTCGACCAGCCGTCGGTGGGACGCGTCGATCCAGTCGGCCAGAACGTCCTGGTCGTGCGCCGGGGCGATCTTCGTCGGCGTCGGGACCGGATCGGGGCCGGGCTCCTTCGGCGGAGCGAGCGCCCGCCAGTCGAGCCCGAGGGCGGTCAGGATCGCGGCCCGTTCGCAGGCTCGGGCGTGGCACTTGACGAACGCCCACCCGTCGCTGTGCATCCCGAACCCGAGCGAAGGGGTGTGGT